TCCGCAATCTGCGTCAGGCCATTGGTCGCCATGAGCTGGAACTGTACTGTGGCAAACCGGCACGGATAATCGACATACACCTGATCGTCGCCGTACATGATTTCTGCGCCGAAGTCGATAAACACCTCGTCTTTTACGAATCCTTCCGTCAGCGTCATGTTGCGTCCTCCTGTTTCTCGTCCTTTTCCAGCAGGCTGATGTACCGGTTGAGGTACCACACCGCTTTGCGCAGGTCTTCTGTGGTCTTCGCCGGATCTTTATGACCTGCCCTTGCGATGTATTTCACAGCATTGCCGAGATGATAGGGCAGCTTAAGCCCCTCGATCACATCTATGACTTCAATGGTCCCGTAGGTGTAATGCGCCGGATGATTGATGTTGTCCGTCAGCACCGCGTCCAGCTTTTCTTCAAGCGTCTGTGCCATGTTCTTCCTCCATTCCATCAGCCTGTTCCGTTGTCTTCTTCATTCGGCAGTAAGCCGTCCGGCATTTACCGGAGCAGTACTTTTTCTTGCGTCCGCGCCGGGGCTGCTCCAGTTTCTTTCCGCACATGCGGCAGCGGTCATTGTGCTCACACCAGACCTCGTGGTTCAGCCGGACGAATCTGCCGTCGCCGCCGAGCCCATTAGTCTTGCAGAACAGCTCCACACGGTTCAGCCTCAGATTCAGGCTCTTTGCTATTGCCCTGTATCCGATTCCCTGCATCCTCATGGCGCGGATCATTTCTCTCTGAACTTCCGTCATGTCCTGTACTCCTCATCTCCCGTCTGCGCATCTGAGCGTCTCGATTCCCACACGGGCTTCGCCCAACGGATACCTCCGCATATTGAATCAGCGGAAAAACGGGAAAATGCCCAGTTTATCGCTGTTTTTATGTGCGAAACCAGCGTTTTATCGTGAGCTTTTGTAACGAAATGCAGCACCTCGCTGAAACTTGGAGATTTGCGGTTTTCAATGCTAAAATCCGCTGTGTTTCAGCTTTAAAGCAACTGTTTCCCGTATTTTTCCGGCTGAAACCCGGTGCAGTCCGGGGACCCTGTTGGCCAGGGGGCCTTGCTTTATTGCGAAAATTAACGCGAAAGGGGCCGACGGTCTTCTCCGGGGCGCCTGAAATAGATTCAGACCCGCCCCCCGGGCCCCTCACAGGCGATTGATCCACCGGTCGAGCAGAAGAATGACCAGAAAGATCACCGCGAGAAACGAAATCGAAATCCAGATCGGGCTCAAAACCCAGATCCAGTTCCAATCGATCCGGCCGGTCAGCTTCAGCGCGATGAACAGCAGCGTCAGCGCCTCCGCAAAGCCAAGCCCTGCGTTCTTTACTTCTTTGTCTCTGTGCATCGTTCTTCTCCTATCAGCAGCGAACCCCTCGCCATCGCTGACCGTGTTAGTAGTGGTACGAGGGGTCGTGGTTTTCGTTCCTTGTCTTGATGCTGTGGTGCTTGTGGCAGAGCGCCTGCCAGTTGCTCTCGTCCCAGAACAACCGCTGGTCACCACGGTGTGGTACGATGTGGTCAACGTCGGTTGCCTTGACGTACTTGCCTTCCTTCATGCACTCCACACACAGTGGATGCGCTGCGAGGTAACGCTTGCGTGCTTTCTGCCATGCCCTACCATAGCCTCGACTGTCTGCCGACCGTTGCTCTTCCGGATGAAGTGAGCGATGCTTCTCGCAGTACTTGGTACCGTAGGGAACCAAAGCCGCACAGCCGGGGTGCCTGCATGGTGTGTTCGGTCTTGTTGGCATTTTGTTCTCCTTCTCGGGAGGGGAGTTGTTCCGATCCGTTCAGAGGCTCCGAAAAACAACTCCCCTCATATACTGTCGTGGGAGAGGCCGTTTTGTGGGTATCGGTTTCAAAAAATTTGAAAAAAAATAAAAAACCGGCCTTGACAAGGTCCGTTCATAAAACGGCAGCTCTTCAAAACAGTCTCTGATTGCTATTCCCAACATGGGGAAAGGGCATTCTCAGCTTTCCCAGGGAAGCCCATTCTTTCCGAAGTGCCCGTATGCGGATACCGTGTTGTAGTCCACGTCCAGAAGTCCCAGATCCCGGATAATCCCTCTCGGGGTCAGGTCATAGGAATCCCGGACATATTCCTCAATAAACCGCTTGTCCTGATGCTCCGTGCCGAAGGTTTCCACATAGACGCTCACAGGCTGGGGCACACCAATCGCATAGGCGATCTGGACTTCGCACTTGTCCGCATATCCGGCGTTCACAATATCCACCGCGAGTTTCCTCGCCATATACGCGCCGCTCCTGTCCACCTTCGACGGGTCCTTCCCGCTCATGGCACCTCCACCGATATGACCAACACCGCCATAGGTATCGCAGGCGAGCTTGCGCCCTGTCACACCGCAGTCGGCGAAACTGCCGCCGATGACGAAACGTCCAGTCGGGTTGACCAGTTTATCAAAGTCGGTGTTCAGCCCGTATTCGCACGCAGCGACAATCATGAGGTTTTCGATGATGTGGCGGAAATCACCGGGTTCTACATCCGGGCTGTGCTGCACAGAGCAGAGGAACGTTGTGATCTTCCCGGTATCGTAGTCGAAGCTCACCTGGGCTTTGGCATCAGCGCGGAACATATGCGAAGAATGCGCCTTGAGGATCTGCAGGAACCGGGTAGCTACCACAAAGGGGATCGGCAGGAGCTCCGGAGTCTCGTTTGTGGCGAATCCCATCATCATGCCCTGATCGCCCGCTCCGCCCTTGTCCACGCCAAGCGCGATATCCGGGCTCTGCTCCTTCACAAGGATGCCAATGTCCGGGCCTGCATACATCGGATCGAAGGTCATGCCGCCGATGCGGTCAAAGCCGATCCGCTCAAAGACCTCATAGACGAGTTTCCGGTAATCCGGCTTGTGGGAGCTGGTCAGCTCGCCGGCGATGATGATGTGGTTGTCCTTGATAAGAACCTCGATCGCAACTCGACCGTTCTTATCGTGCTTCAGTACGTCGGTCACAATGGCATCCGCAATCTGGTCGCAGATTTTATCGGGATGGCCGTTGCTGACCTGTTCACAAGTGATGATTTTCATTTTCTCCATTTTCCTTTCCGCCGGAGTTGCTCCCCGGCTTTCATAATGATGATCTCGCCGATCTCCGCGACTGCGAGTAACATGATGTCCACAACCGAGAGATCCGGACGGTGTGTCCAGACGATGGACACGAAGATGAATGCGAAGATTACAGCAGGCAGCATCAGAATCAGCGCTGCCGCTGCAATACCGATTGCGATGAGCGTCTGTTTCATGCTGACCTCCTTCGCCTGGTTGTAAAATCCTGCCCCCTTTGTCGCTTACCGCCCTGGCCGTGCCCGCGCCAGGCGGGTTTCCCACAAAGAGGGGCCAGTATTTCTGCCTTTTATCCTGTTCCTCCCTGTTTCTTCCCCCTCTGAAGAATCTGAAGATTTTCAATACATAACTTTTCCTATATATTTTTTCTATGGAAAAGTTATATATTGAAGTTCTACAATATCTCATATAAAGAGAAAAAGCTTAAAATCATGCTGCTCCGTAGCCTTTGTAGCCTGTGTAGACAGCAAAAATATGGAGCAGCTCTGAAAAGATGAAATGGCAGCCGGCTCCTGATCTCAATATGACGGTAAACTCCCCATCTCAATCTCCCGGCACGAGGGACGCCTCCGGCTCCTCGCCATTCACCCAGGCAATGTTGTCAACAAGGACCGTAGGATTCGTATTGCCCGTTGTCTCCTTCTTCCACGGACGGCGCTTGATGATCAGGTATTCGAGTCCGAGGCGTTTATAGAAATTCTGGGAACCCTCATACTTGTATCCGTTCTCGCTGCACCAGTCCTTATAGCGGGTGTACACTGCCGTACTCTTCAGTTCCGAGCCCTTCTCATGTCTCAAACACTGACTCATAAACTGCGCGGTGCGGTCGGAATCGACCTTGTACTGCTCCGTGGCGGCCTTCACCTCATCCGGCTCAGGCAGTCCTTCAAGCTTGTACAGTTTATATCCTTCAATCGCCCAGTTCAGGATGCCGGACAGATTCTCGGGAGCCATCAGCGTGGTCTTCAGCGTCTTATCCTGCTCATGATCCTCGAAGTGCCTGGTGAACGGGATGATCTTCAGACGGCCTGATTCGAACAGCGTCTGGTCAGTCACGTTCGGCAGATGATTGGTGTCGATGAAGATCTTCGCCTGCAGGTGGAATTCAAAATAGCCCTCATACAGGAACCGCGCCGTGATGGAGCCGTTGCCTGTGAGCTGCTTGGTCAAAGATGCATTGAGTGTGAGCTTCTGCTCCATCTCGGAGATACCGACGAAGCGGGCTCCTGCAAGGCGGGCCACATCATCCGAGGAGCCGTTGGACTGGCCCCGGAAGTAGTTCGTCGCCAGCATATCCGGCTTGGCGGAACGTCCATACTCACCCATGACACGCAGGATCGTCTCGATTGTGGTCGTCTTACCATTTCTGGTCGTCGGGCCGAACATGATGAAGAGGCACTCCAAAGATGTGTCACCGGTGAGGCTGTAGCCGATGGCCTTTTGCAGATACCTGGCGACAGCTTCCTTACCCTCCATCACCTCATCCACGAACTGAATCCACCGAGGGCAGACTGCTTCCGGATCATAGTCGATGTGGCTGATCTTCGTAATAAAGTCATTCGGATCATGAGGCTTGAATGTCAGGGTGTTCAGATCCAGAGTGCCATTCTCCAGGTTGAACAGAAACTTGTTCGAATCAAACGCGGACATCGTGATCGGATACACTGACTTTGCATCCTCCACCATGGTCTTGCGATGCTTTCTCTGCTGGAGCTTCTGCACCCGCTTAATGTAGCGGTTCCGCGTATCCTCGTCCTTAATGGTCAGAGCGAAGGTGTAGAGGGCATCTGCGAGATACTTGGCAAGCTCCGCCACAGCCAGGGCGTTCTCGTCCGGCTGCCAGACAGAGCCGTCATATACGTACCAGATATTCCTGTCGCCATTAAACCGGGCGATGGGTTTGAAGTAGTCAGCAAAGGCGTTACCGATACCGATTTCATCTCTGCCATAGCGGGGATTCGTATGCGGCTGCATTTCTTCCAGTGTGAGCGTAATGCGGCTCACATCGGGCCGGAAGCTGGCGTGCTCTTCCTCAGCGTCAAGATCCTCGAACTCATCCTCCGCAGAATTGACAGATTCTGCATCCTGGACGGGCATATAGATTGTCCCATTGGTAGCGATGGCGTTCCGAATACTGATCTGACCGTAGGTGCTGTCACCTGTGCGCCTGTCCCATTTGTCGCGCATGAGACCAGAGACACGGAAGATACGGTCGATCTGCTCTTCCACATTGCCGCACCAGAATGCAAGCATGGAGACCAGAGCCATATCCGCATCGGACTGACTGTCGTAGCCCTCTTCCCAGCGGCCTTCCATAAGGGCTCTGAACTTATCGCCGGACTCGGACTTGGACGCATGGGCGATGACCTGCTCGTCTGACAAGTAAGAGCACGGCTCGATAGTGGAGCCGGTTGTCGGTTTCGCCCGCTTCATGAAAGTATCGAGAAGGTTCTGCAGCGCCTCGTCGTTCCGGGTAACAGTGCCGGGACGGTAGACGTCTCCTGTGACCGTCACAAAACGGTTGGTCACGCCCGGCAGATACACCTCAAGCCCATGCTTCCGGTTGTTGATGTAGTACACGGTCTTGTCGTAGGCGAAATCAGGACTGAGACGGAAGAAACCGCGCAGGCCGGTGCCAGAGGGAGACCGCTCGAAATATGCGTCAGGCAGGAATGCCAGGATGCTCGCCGCCACATCATTGAGACTTCCATCCTCACGGATACAGTGGTCGATGTCGATTGCACCGATGCCCTCAGAAACCCGGTAACCGATGCCGTCCCAGCCGCCCATGGCGTAGGCTTTCATGGCTGTGGCGAAGTCAGCGAACGTTGATGGATCGTTGGTACGGGCAAGCTGACCGTTCTTCGGGTTGTAAGGAACCTTGGTTGGCCTGCCCTGTCGTTTTTCGAGCTTCCAGACGCAAAACGAGGTGTTCTGCTTCAGCTCTGCGGGGATATTGACAAAATTCACTTTACTGCTCATTGCTGTAACTCTCCTCTGATTTATTTAGATGATTGGTTCCATACCGCACCAGGCTCAACTGCTGACCTATCGCTGTGTCGATGTCGGTAAGCAGCACCGCATCGTCCACTCTGCCGACGTAGTTTCTCAGCTGTGTCTTGCTGATCGTCGTAATCTGCTCCGCCAGAACCATGGACGAACCCATTTCCTGGCGGCTGTCTCTGATTACTGAAGAAGTGAGTTCCCTGTGGCAAGGCAGTCCCGGCTTCTTCAGCTGTCTGGTCATGGGCAGGACATTAAGCGTCTCCGCATGCTCGTTTCCGATATTGTTCGAGACAATCAGCACCGGCCTGCAGCCGGACTGCACGCTTGTACCGGGATGCTCGCCCAAATCGGCAAACCATATGTCTCCACGGAGCGGGCATCTGCCGCCTGCATTCCAGGCAGAGTGTTGTACGGCTGGACAGGGTGGACTGGCAGGCAGACGGTGCCGCGTCACGTACTTCCTCGGATCAAAACCGAGCCTGTTCCGATATTCAGTTTTCTTCCGTTTGTTCTTACGGCCCACATTCATCACCTCCGAATGGGCATAAAATAAGACCGGGAGGGTTATGTCTCTCGGTCTGCATGATTACAATCTCGCCTTCACAGCGGCGATCAGTTTTTCCTGCGTCACGTCCTTGGACGCCAGAGCGGACAGCACATCCTCGTCCACCGTGTCCTTCGTGATGATATGGTGAATGGTGACCGTACTGCTCTGCCCCTGCCGCCAGAGACGCGCGTTCGTCTGCTGATACAGTTCGAGACTCCATGTGAGTCCGAACCAGATCAGGATATGACCGCCCGACTGGATGTTGAGTCCATGTCCGGCTGATGCGGGATGGATCAAGGCGACGGGGATGGAGCCTGAGTTCCAGAGTCGGATATCCTCAGATGATCTGATGTCCCTCGGAGTGTATCCAGCGGCAGTAAGATGCTCCATGATGCGGGTTCGGTCATGCTTGAACCAATAGGCGATCAGCACCGGCTGACCGTTGGCCGCCTCGATCAAGTCTTCCAGCATCTCCAGCTTCCGGGAATGTATCACGCGAGTCTCACCGTTCTCGTCATAAACAGCACCATTGCTCATCTGTAGAAGCTTGTTGGACAGGGACGCAGCATTCGCAGCGTCAATGTCGCCATCCTCCAAAGGGATGATCAGGTCGCTTTTCAGCTGGTCGTACAGCTTCCGCTCCGGGGCTGACATGTTGACCTCATGATTCACGTAAACGCACTCAGGCATGTGGAGATGATCCACAGCTTTCATGGAGATCGTCATATCAGCAATTCGGTCGTAGATCTGCTGCTCCGCGCCGGGGCGTGGGATGTAGCTGAAGACCACGCCTGTAGATGGATTCATCGATCCCGGTTTGAAATAGGCATCCCGGAAACGGCCGATGAAGCGTCCAAGCCGCTCTCCGCCATCCAGAATGCCTATCTCCGCCCACAGATCCATCAGGCCATTACTGGTTGGTGTGCCAGTCAACCCAATCCAGCGTTTGACGAACGGCCGGATCTTCCGCAGGTACTTGAACCGCTGTGACTGGTAGTTCTTGAAAGAACTGAGCTCGTCAATGACCACACAGTCGAAATCCCAGTGTCTTCCGTTCTTCTCGTAGTACTCCACCAGCCATTTCACGTTCTCGCGATTGACCACATAGATGAGTGCAGATGTATTCAGCGCCGCCGTCCTGGTTTTGAGGTCACCTACGATGACCGAGCAGTCCAGGTCAGCCAGGTGATCCCACTTCTGTATCTCCGCAGGCCATGTGTCCCGCGCTACACGGAGAGGTGCTATGACCAGAACCTTTGAGACGGTGAGCTCATCCAGCATCAGGTCACGGAGAGCGGTCAGTGTGGTTACCGTCTTGCCCAAACCCATGTCGAGGAATAGCGCCGATACTGGATGCCCCTTGATGTAGTCAATGCAGTATGACTGATAATCATGGGGCTTAAACTTCACCGCGCTTCTTCTCCTCCCTGTAATTCAGATAATCCTCCATGGTACCGGTATCCAGAGTTCCTTCCTCTTCCAGCAGCGTTTTGATGTCTTCAGCGTCCTCGGAACTGATGATTCCAGCCTCCACGAGGACATCCTGCATCTCGGGCAGGGCAAGTCCGTGATCGCTGATCACCGTCCGATAGCTGATGTTCCCTTCCCTGGCGATCTCGTCCCAGCCGAGAAGCTCAACGTAGCGTTTGATCAGAATCCACTGGTAGCCGACCTTCGGCACCCTGGCGATCATGTCAGAGAGCTCGACCATCTTTTCGGAATACGCCTGCGTAGCTGACTTCAGTTCCTCCGGGAGACCGCTGATGTCTATCCCAGCCTGCTCACGGAATTCGATGCGCTTTTTCAGCATCTCCACCTTCTGCGCAGCTTCCTTCACCTGGTTCAGGTATTCACGGGTCTTTAAAAAATGCTTTGTGTTCATCATAGGAATATCCTCCGTTTCAAAATTTATCAGTTGTGTTCATGATCGCCGCCAACACTGTCAGTGGCGGCAACAGCGTCTAAATCAAAAAAGCCCGCCAGCACGGACGGGTCTTCGGGTTCAAAGGTATCTCCATAGTCATCCATATCATCCAGGCTGCCCTGGTCGGATGGCAGTGTGGCTATCTCCAGCTCCGGCACCTTTGCACCGATGTTATCCGGGAATGGTGTACCGGGTGTCCATGCAAGGATTGCGGATATCGCCGGCTTAATCTGTGTCAGCCTGTCGATGCAGAGGACGGGAAAGCCGAGCTTCATCAGCTGATACCGGCGCTTCCTCTGAAGCGGTCGGAGCATCTTCCCAGGCGCCTTCAGTTCGACAAACACAGTCTTGGCAGGGAAGAACAAGACCAGACGATCCGGCAGACCATTGGCGGTCTGAGATGTGAGCTTATACGCCACACCTCCCGCGGCACGGACGGCCTTTACAAATTCATTCTCAACGACATACTCTCTCATCGGCGGCCTCCTTTCTGACATTTCAACTTATAGGCATATGCCCTGCGATAAATCGTATTTACTTTTAGGTCTGAAAACATCGGTTCTTCCATAACAGCCTTAGCTCCGCCTGACACGTATAATGAGCAGAATCGATCAACCTTCTCATCTGTCCACGCCGGCATCGGAGCGATTTTTTTGATCCCTTTATTCCTGTACATTCGGTATATTGCATGGACAGTTAAATCCGGAAAGAACTTGTCACGCAATTCCGGTACAGGCATATCCGCATGATCACGCAGTATCTGAAAATCCTTCTCTGACCACGGATAACGCTCTTTCGTGATGCAAAGCTTCTTCCTCTCGGCTCTGACAGATGCAGCGTCCCTTCCCGGCAACATTGCGGCTACTTCGCTCGCCTTCAAATCTCTGTTCGCCAAAATGACTGCATCCTCATCATCTGTCCATTGAATCCCCTTTTCTTTACGCTTGATACCCAGTGAGTTTGCCAGACCTGTAATGTTCCTTGCTGTTCGATCAGGATGCAGTCTGAGGATCGTGTTGATTCCATCCTCCATGCAGTAGTATCGATAAATATCATCCACAAGCGCCTGCATCTTTTTTGATCTGAACTTAGTCATTCCGAGTTCAGCGGCCTTTTGTCGCACGGCAATCTCACTCCTGTGTGGGAGCCGGTGCAGTATCTCTGGAACACCATCGCCGCCGTCATACAGCTCTTTTATTACCTGTAGTTCTTCTTCCGTCCAAACGCCGGAAAGAATCGACTCCAGCTCGTTGATCAACTGAACCGTTTCCACAGTCTCATCATGGATGATAATCTGACGTTCCGGATTGGAGATGCCCTTCTTGATGTATTCAATCACATCATTACCGGCAGACAGGCTGGTGCGAAAATTGTTCTTATTTGCGACAAAGTCAAACACCAGGACTCTTTCTCCTGCCATATCGTAGTTCAACGCTCTTCCAAGCTGTTGAAGATAAATATTCGGAGATAGTGTTTTCCGAAACATGATCGCCGCATTGACTCCATCTACATGAGCGCCTTCATTCAGGAGATCAACTGTGTAGATGAATGCCATCCCTTTGTGATTCTTGAAAGCCTCGAACACCTCTTTGACACGATGCTGCTTCATTTTCGAGTGAGCTATGTAATGCCCTGCTTCCGGATAGATTTCTTCGATACATTTTTTGATATTCGGAAGTTCGCTGACACGGTTTACAAAAACGGATACTTTGTAATCGGAGCCGATTGGCATATTCTCCAACAGTGTATTCTTCACAGAATTCCTGCTTTCAAGGACATCCAGTCGGGCTGTCAGTTTCTCCGTTCTTGCATCATATTTTTTCGATTTAAGTCTTGACCTCGGAACTGAAAAGAACGATACATGGTAATCCATTGTAGGAAGGATGCCCTTCTCGATTGCTGCTGGCAGTTCTATGCCCGTTACCCGGTTACCTTCAAACAGCTCTTCAATCATGTCACGACCATTGTCGAGGAAGCGTACCGGGGTAGCAGACATTCCAACAATCTTCCCGGAATAGTCAGCAATCATCTCCTGATAATGCTCTCCCCACAGTTCCGCTCCGAGATGATGCATTTCATCACAGATCAGGAGCCTATACTGCTCCATATCAGGTTTTTTCCTGAGCATTCCCTGATAAGATAGTATGTGGACGCCTGGAAGCGTCTTTTCCCAGCTCTTCCTGATGACGTCAGACGGCACCAGTATCAGCGTTTTATCCAGCAGATCATGTTCTTCGATATATTTGCCACCGACATAGGTCTTGCCTGTGCCGGTCGCCGACACATAAGCAACCTTGTCGTGATCCTCCAGCATGGCGCAGAGGTCATGGTACGGCTTCACATTATGTTCTCTCAGTTCTATCATCTTCGTCCGCACCTGCCTTTCCAGTCGCAGCACCAGTGTGTTTTCGGATACTGCTCGTAATCTTCGCGGCTGAAGTTCTTGCAGCCGTTGTTTTCCTTGTCGTCCCAGTCACAGTAAAACCGGCAGTTCTCGCAGCTCTGGTCATAGACGTACAGCTCCTCATCCTCCCGGTAACCGCCCCGATGCTTATTCCTCGGCATGCCACACACCTCCCGGTCGATAGTTGCGGTCGCTGCTGCGCCGGGCTTTTGCCCTCTGGCGACGCTCCAGCCTTTTCCTTCTGGCTTCCTCACGCATGATGTTGGCAATCGCCTGATCCTCTGTGGGATTCGCGTATGCGCGGCGGTAAACGCAGCTATCACGGTGGTTATTCGTATTTCTGCTCATCATCTTTCCTCCAATCAAAAAAGGCCTCCGAGGAGAGCAATTCCCCGGAAGCCCTGTAAATCTGTGTGTGAACCTGTATATATCGCCTTTCTCAGCCGTTGATCTCCTTCCACTGCGAAGACGGCATCGTTGCGATATCCCATCCGATGGACTCCAGCTCCGTGGCGCGGTCGTAGGATTCCACGTCCTGGCTCATGCGCGTCACTGCATTACTGAGTCCATAGAGCGTCATATCACCGCCCCGGATCAGGTAGTCCAGGATGTTCTCCTGTTCTGTCTGGTTGAACCCGAAGGACTTGCTGGTCAGCTCGACAACCTCCTGCACGCGCCCAGTGATCGGGGCCTGCGCCGCGTCCTGGAGCTTCCCGATAATCACCGGGTAGCGGCTCTCATCCAGCGTGGCTTTCGCTACGTCCTGCATTTTGAGAAGAAACGCCCTGTCCTCAGCCTCAATCGCAGCGTCCGAATAGAGGTCGAAACTGTCCTCCACTGCTTTCGCCTGTCTGCCCACGTGATGCCGGCGCTCACCGAAATCATTGACCACACATCCGTTCGTGCAGATGAGCCTGTTCAGGAATGGGCGAATCATAACAGCACCAAGACCAACCTCTGAATTGCTGATGATGATTCCGAACTCCACCCAGTCGCCGGGGACAACCTCATAGCGTTTCAAGTGAAAACTGATCTTGATATACATGCGGTTATCCGTGACCTCTGACGACATCACTTCAAACTGGCTGTCACCCATAAAGAGCGGCAGGACCGCGCTTGCGATCTCCAGATTGTCGATGCGCCGGTAACGGTCGGAAAGCAGCGCCCTGGCGATCCGTCCCGTGCTGTATTCCATGGATCGGATCATATAGGACTGGTCACGGTCAGCAAACCATTCGTTGACGTTCTCGGCCAGCAGCTCCGGCTTCTGAATCCGCATCAAGTCGTAGTATTTTGCGGGGATGCCGAGAGTGCTGCCCACCTGACGGTGGAACAGGTCGGTTGTATCAAAGGTCTCAAGCGTTCCGCTGCCATAGTGCTGCACCTGGAATGTGCGTCCATCCGGCTGGAGCGTGAAAGCCTGCGCCGGCCCGATGAAGTCGCGTTTGGCTTCATTCTGGCGTTTCAGTTCGGTCAGCACCTCAGGTAATGTTCTGCCTTGTTTCATTTTGTATGTCCTCCTTCATTTGTTTTGCTCAGCATTTCTGAGCGCCTGTTTCACACGTTTTTCATTCCTGCGTTCAATGGATTCTTTCTCTTTATCCTTCGCCAGCATTTTGCACTGATACATCAGCCTTTCAGGGTCAATGTCCGTCAGCGTCTCATACCAGCCGGAATGAAAGAACTCCTCAAGCTCCGCCTTTTCCACGATCAGTTTTCGCTTCTGGCGGATATCCAGCTTTCGGCTCCACAGCTTCCGCAGCAGCTTTATGTAGTCGTCCGCCGCGGTTTTTACGATAGCCGCAGCCAGTTCAAGATACGGCGAATACATGCTGTACCCTCCGCCATCATGCCCTGCCATGCTTCCGTGAATCATTGACTGTTCCATGATCCACCGCCTTCTTTCTCTGTCTCTGCATCTACAGGGACAGAGTTCATCGCCTTTTCAAGCTGTTCCAGATAATTGCTCTTCTCAAAACTGTCGAACTGCTCGCCGTATTTCTCTGCTGCCGCAATCTCCTCATCCAGGAGCCCCAGCGCCGTCAGCGGCTTGATGTATTGGGTTATCAGGTCCGTGCGGTCCTGTTCCCTCAGCCGTTGATAGCATTTCCTGCACTCGGCCATAGCTTCTTCACTGGTTTTGAAGAAGCCGCAGTTGCCCGTATCCGCTCTGGTGTTCAGGGCTGTGCATCGGCCCTCAATCCACGCAAAGCAATCCGTGTGCGCGTTGCAGACCGGGAGCGTTTCCGGGTCGACACGTTCTCCAACCCGGTCTGTGATTTTGTATGTTTTGCTCGGTCTTCCCATGTTCTCTAAAACCTCCTCTCATATACTGTCGTGGGAGAGCCCCTTTTGTGGGTACTCTCCCGAAAAAATCTGAAATTTTTTTGATCCCCAGATGAGTGCGCCGACGTTGATACAGCAGAGATGCTGAAATGGCACGGCATCAGTCCTTGAAATAGAAATCCGGTGCGTAATAACCTGCTGACGCCAGGGGCAGTCCCTCCGCCCACACGGGATTCTGGTTCATGATGGCCGTAACATCTTCAACGGTCACAGAGCCTTTCGGCACTTCCAGAACGACCTCATCATGGATGTGAGCTACAATGTCCAGGCCGGCGTTTTCCATACGCCACATCGCCTCTGCCAGAAGATCCCGCGCCGTTGCCTGTGTGATGTTCTCTACGAGCTTTCCGGAGTACGTCTCTCCCCGAACCCACTTGTTTGCCGCATTCAAGCCCTCGTATGTGATCGCCATGCGGCCAAACCGGTTCGGCATGAGTTTCGGTTTGATATACGCCAGGCGCCTGCCGGACGGGAGAACGATCCATAAGGTATTGGCCGAGAATTGGAATCCCACGTTCCTGACCGTCCTGTCCTGATGGTCCTTCACCGTTTCAATCGCAGCCTTCTCCACATCCCACCAGTACTGCACGATGTGTGGATTCGCTGTGCGCCAGGAGTCGATGATCTCCGGCAGTTCAGATTCCTTGAGCCCCTGGTCAAGCGCGCCCATCGAAATCAGAGCGCCGACGGAGCCGGAATAACCACATGCCAACGTCGCAATTTTTCCCTTCTGTCTCAAATCGCCGTTGATACCGTGTTTGACAACCGGGACATGAAACATCTGCGAGGCGACTGTGCAGTACAGATCCTGTCCCTTTCTGAATGCGTCCAGCACCCACTCCTCACCGGCAAGCCAGGCGAGCACGCGGGCTTCGATTGCGCTGAAGTCGGCAACAACAAACTCACAGCCGTCCTTCGGAATCAGCATCGTCCGGATCAGCTGTGACAGGATATCGGGTGTGTTTCCGTAGATGGACTCCACCATGCTGAAGCAGCCAATCTTCACAAGCTCCCGCGCCTCGTTCAATGTACTGATGTGATTCTGGGGCAGGTTTTGTAATTGCAGGAGCCTGCCAGCCCACCGCTGTGTCCTGTTGGCGCCGCTGAACTGAAAAAGCCCATGCGCGCGTCCGTCATCACAGATGCAGCGGTCAGCCGCCTGATATTTTTTCACAGAACTTTTCGCCATCTGCAGCCGGAGCTTCAGCATGTCCAGGGCTTCCTGGTCAAGGCCGCCTTTATCGATATCCCGGATCATAGCGGCGACATCCTTTTTGCCGAGACTGTTAACCTCGATCCCACGCTCTTCCAGCCAACCCTTCAGCTGGGAGACACTGTTCGGATTCTCAAGCCCGGTCAACTCATAAGCTCGCCTGGTCATCTCTTCCGACAGCATCAGGTCGCAGGTAATCGCCTGTTCTACCAGATCCCTGTCGATCCGGACACCCCGGTCATTTACACGCTGATCCAGATGATAAAAATCCCACTCCGAATCTTTCAGAGGGAACTGCTCCAGCTTCTTCCGTATGTCGCGCTCCGTCCTGACATCCTGACAACAGTAATCCTTGAATAACTGCCAGTCATCCGGCGCATGTTTCGGAAGATTCCGCGTGCGTCCACCGTTCGTTTTCGTGGGTCTGCAGGGAACCGAGAAATACTTGATTAGCCGTTCACCGGCGTCATCCTTCTGCTCCCCGGTCTTGAGCACTTCTGCTGCCGTCTTCAGCTTCAGCGGAAGCGACAGGCTTGCCGCCCACACCATGGAACATCGCCATGAGTCCGGGGAGAGGATATGCCCTGTGATCTTTCCAAATATCGTCCTCTCGAACTGCGCATTCCAGGCGGTCTTGACGATCCCGTCATCGAAGATCGCCGCCCATACAACGTTTGGAATGATTTCACCATTGGCAACGTCAATAATGAACACCGGCTCATCATCAAAGGCCACGGCAAGCAGCAGCACCTCAAAAGAATCATCAGCGATGTATCTGTAGCTACCGCATGAACCTATATCCACTTCAGAATATGTTTCGAAGTCAAACTGCGCAGTACACGGTTTCCCTCCGCCCTTCCAGAAAGCGGATGGTGTTTCCCAGATGCCCTCCGGGAGATCATGCCTTATCCGTTCCGCATCGGCTTTCGTCTTCTCAATCCATGTTCTGTACTCTGGTCTCATAATCTATGTCCTTTCTCTTATCCGCCCGTTACATCTTTCTTCCTTAGCACATGGCTTGTTGCCTGCGCCTTAAAAGAGCCTCCAGAAGGCCGGTAAGTTTCCATCTCTCTGGGGGCTCTTGTAAAGCGCAGACAGGAGAGGCCGAAGCCCCTCCCATCCGCTGTGGTTGCGTTTTGGCTGCTTCTGATTACTTCAGATAGTCCGGCAGGTCGTCACCAAAGACCTCGGATTCGTCCTCACCCTCGATCTCCTCGAAATCAGAGGATGCAGACGCCTTGCCCGCGAGACGCTCACCGTGCTTTACCAGCTGGATATTCTGGAGCCCGGCCGCCACGCCGCGGTTACCGTTCGTGTTGAATCCGTAAAAATTCACGGACACATTGCAGTAGTCACCAGACCCGCATTCCATCGGGTCGAGGATAGGCTGCACCTTGCGGTCGACGATCTGAGGCGCGTCCTTGGACGTAGCGTTGAAGTACATCATGCCCTCATAGTTCTCGTCATCGCCGCGCTCCGTATCGCCATCATGAAGAGGCAGTTTGAGATTCGCGGGAATCTTGCCGCCCCAGCGCTTGCTCTGCGCCACTTCCTTGGCGGCCTCGATAGCCTTGTGGATCTTCGCCAGAGTCGCCTTGTCGGTCTTGGGAATCAGGCAGGAAACGGAGTATTTCTCCTCGCTGCCGTTAACGCTCCGCGGCTCCCAGATATTCGCAAAGGAGATGCGGCAGGGGATGACCACTCTTGTGGCCTGGGTATTCTTGTTAGCCATATGAATTTACCTCCATAAAAATAGCGCCTGGGCATACAGCTCTCAGGCGCAAAATTGATAATAGATTGTGTATGCGGTTCATGTGTCAGTCCTCATCAGGAAGAACCGCAAATTCCTGATCAGGCGCGCCGGACAGATCCACCGGTTCTCTCGGATCGTCTTCCGGAACGAGAGTCAACTTCCCCGGCGGCTTTGCAACGTAGGCCCCCAGCAGTTCATTGAACCTCTTCTTACCCATCATCTTCTCAAACTCGGTCAAAGTGATGAGCTGCTGCTTATACAAATCCGTGAACCCGTTCGCAACCGCTGTGTCCACAACTGCCTTGGTATCAGTGAAGACGCGCTTGCTGCGGCCTTCGACAATTTTGTAGCCGGGTATGGGGACGCCGTGGTTGATAGCCTCAGATGACACGAAAGCGAATACCGCTTCAATCCATGAAGATATCCGGTTCAGCGTCGGCAGTATCGCGGACAGCTCTGATATCGGTATCAGGCCCGGCTGTTTGAAAACCGGTGTGTCTGTATCCGCATTGTAGGGTGCTGTGAGGTCGCTCTCCTCATCAGGACTGGCTCTCGCATCCTCGGAAAAAGCGCCGTCATCGAGATCGAGAAAGTCTTCCCTGCACAATGCCAGGGCTTCCTCAGCGCAGGCGCGGCATACAGGTTTGGCTCGGCAAAACCGACACCATTCGCCGGGTTTCTGTTCACCTTTCCCTTCGTATGCCAGCTTCGCAATCGGTTTGATGCTCTCGCCCCACGCCTCCAACTCCTGACGTGTGCACTCGAAGGTGCTGAGATTTTCAAGCCGCGGTTGCACGATTGTCATGCGGACAGTTTCGATGGGGTAGATGTATCCATAAGCGTGAAGACCGCCCAGGGCATACAGGGAAAGCTGGGAATTGTGATCGACTTCAACGAAAATCCCGGAGCCCGCCTTGAAATCAATAATGTGGAGCAGGCCCCTTCCATTCTCATCTTTACCGACAATCAGCATATCTGCCGTTCCAAAACCAGAAGGAGCAATGTGGGAATAATCCACCCGCTCCTCCACCAAAACCAACGGCTCACAGCCATTCCGTTTCATCTGCTCTATGACGCCGACGACGAATTCATAGTACACATCAGTGATGTTCTCAATCTCCTCCGTGTCGAATTCTTCTGACTGCGGCCTCTTTACCCGCTCATGCAGGTATTTCCTGACCTTGTATTCGCAAATTTCGTGGGCAAAGCTGCCCTCCTGGGCATACACGGAGCTTTCGTTGGGAAAGCCCTCCTGCAGGCGTACCGAGGGCGGGCAGTGCAGCCATTGCTTTGAACTTGATGCGCTTAACAGCGCGTGAACATCCGGCATCCTACCACCTCCTGATCCTGTTCTTCCCGTACATCCTGTTCATAGTCTTACCCTCATCAGAGCTGAGAAACGTCGGTCAGAAATGCCTCGTATTTTGCCACAGGCAGGTCGCTGACTTTCGCTGCGCCGTAGGTTCGGAGGATGGCACCGATTTTCTCATTGTTGGAACGATCCTGCTTGATCTTGCGCACAATGATTTTCGTGATGTCATCTTCCGTGACCGTGGTAGCTGCCGCGGCTGTAGCAGTCGGTGTATCCTCCTGCTTCACCTCGGAAACTTCAGCAGCACCATCATCAGGCACGCCATCATCAGGAACAGCAGAATCAGGAACTCCGCTATCGGCAGTCTCGGTCTCAACGTTCTCACTTTCCTTTCCGCCGTCAGTTGACTCGTGGTGAGCATCTATATCCGCTGAATTGGTGTCGCCCTGAATGGCAATGTCCGCAAGCCGCTGCGCCATCTGGGGCTCCAACGCCTCAAGCATCTGCACGATGCCCGCGAACATGGTGGTCACGCCCGCCGTAAGCTTTTTCATACTGACAGTGACAGGAGGCATTGCCTCCTGCTCAACCTGTCCAGTGTTAGCGCCAGCCACCGGCGCACTGCTGTTAATCGTCGAACTCATAACTGTCCTCCTCGTCATCATCCTCATCGTCATCGAACCCATCATCAAAGAAGCTTTCGTCTTCACCATTGCATTCAGAGCAATCGGGGCAGTGCAAACACGCCGGGTTAAAAACATTCACAGAGATGGACGCCATATCCACATTGATATGGAACAGGTCTGTCGTCAGATCCATGCTGGGAAGCACGCTGTGCGCCAGCGTGAGAGTCTTGAAAAGGCCGGCGATCACCAGACCGATATTGGAAGCGTCCTCGTCGATCTGCTTCTCCAGCTCGGTCAGGATATCTTCCTGTTTCATACGCTGCTGTTTCACACGCTGCTTCTCATGCGCATCGTGCTTTCCGGTTTCCTTCCGGGGTCTCCGATGCTGATCCCGACGCTGTTCATGGTTGTTGCCGGAGTGACTGGGGTTCTGGAAACTGTTTTTCATAGATATGTCCTTTCTCTGCGGGAAAGGGCCCGCAGTCCCGAATATAAGGAATGTAGTAACGGCTGTGACCCAGTTTCAGAATCACAGCCGCTTGGGAGGTATGGAGAGGAATTATCAGGTCCCCTCATATACTGTCGTGGGAGAGGTCGTTTTGTGGGTACCGCTCTGAAAAAATTTTTTATTTTTTTCAGCGGTCTCCATACGGTCTCTCTACGGTCTCGAACCGGCTACTGATGCTGCAGTGGCTCCCACCGTTCTCCCCGGCAGTACATGAGTGGGATTTGAATGACCCTCTCATATACTGTCGTGGGAGAGGCCGTTTTGTGGGTACTCAGGAAAAAATATTTTTTGCTCTTCTCAGAGCGCCCTCCAGACGGTCGTTGACGGAGTCGCGGCTGATGCCCAGCATTTCGGCGATCTGGCGCTGCTTAAAGCCGTCGTAGTAATAGAGGATGAATACCTCGCGCTGCTTGTCCGTCATGCTCTCCAGCATCTCACGCCGGGTTTCCTTGCGGATGAAGATGGCCTCGGGGTTCTCGCCGATCCGGTCTTCGCGCCAGACGTATTCCTTTTCATAGGACTTGTCCACGGCGTCCTCCGCATCGCCATCCTTGTCGCCATTGTCGTCAGAGTCATAATCCTTGGTGCCGGAGCGGCTGCCCGTGCGGTTCATACTGTTTGCTTCGATGCGATGATCACCGATAAGCGTAACCGCCATGAACCAGGGGAGAGCTTCCAGCATTCCTTCCGGAAGGGTGTCCTTATCGGGGATAACGCCCTTCTCCGCATCGGTCGCCTCGTCAAAGTAGTAGGTGAAGCTCACGCAGTCCGGGAGCCACATGACCGTCCGGCCGGAGCCGTTGTCATAGACGGCATAGCCGCAGGCGTAGACCAGGCATCCGGGTTCTTCGGCGATGACGGGGCTTCCGCTCTCCGCCAGCTTCTTGGGCGTGGGGGTCTTCTCCGCCTTCTTCACTTCACCGATGAAGGCGATGAGTTCTGCCAGGGTGGATTCGTGATTCAGGATGCAATTGCTCGATAAAGTTTTCATCAGATTTACCTCCGTTTTTTCTCGCACATCTGGACTGATGGGCCGAAATGTGCTATAACGAGTTGTTGGGATTTGTTCCGATTTGTTTGGAACTCTCCCGAGTTACGGAGGCCTTATAAAAAGGCCCCAGAAGCCGTTTCCGAACTTCTGAAGCCAGTGAAATATTGATCGAGTTTATTGCAATGTACTTGAATCAGTTGATTCAGTTTATTGAGTTTATTGTTCTGAAAGGAGAAAACCGCTCATGGATCGTCTCAGAGGAAATACTTTCCTCCTCCTTCTCCTGCGTGCCGGATGTCAGGTTCTCCTGAATCCGCAGGAGTATGGAGAGAGTAAAGAAGGCATCACGAAACCGAACATGCTCGCCGATCTGATTCGGCTGACAAATACGAACTATCACCCCGCAAAAATCGAT